GAGACGTGGGTAAGTCAGGGCAATGTCAAGGTCAATGTCATCAAACCGAGTGCGACGCAACTGCAAGCCTTCGCGAATATCATCGGCTCACAGAAAGCGCTCTTGTTGCGCTTTCTTCAGACCACCGATATCAGGGAGGGCGACCGGGTTGTGTACATTGGCCTGAACTGGCTTGTACAGCACATTCTGAATGCATCGTCGTATACCGTTGCGAATGAATGCTTGATAACGGTGGTGTCCTGATGGCAGAGAACTTTAACCACTTCCCGCAAATAGCCGATGCGTTGCATGGCGCCTTAAGACAAACCGTGGTCAAAACTGCGATGGATATTCAGGCACGGGCCGCAAGACAGGCGCCGGTTGATACGGGCTTTCTCAGGAATAGCATCTACACCGTGACGAGTGAAGGAAGCAATTACGGGGAGAAGGTTGGGCAACGTCGGTCAAAGGCGAAGGGAATACGGAAGGCGAGCGCCAAACGTGTACGCGAGGCTCGGCGGGCACAAAAGCAGGTAGAGGAATCGCTTTTACCGCCGATTGGTGAAATGCCCGATGAAACCACGGCCTATGTGGCTGTAGGGGCGTCGTATGCGGTCTATGTCGAGTTTGGCACAAAGCATATGCCAGCCAGGCCCTACTTCATCCCAGCAGTTGAAGCCACGCGACTCAGTTTTGAGAGAGCACTATCGGCGATTGAGCGCAAGCTAGCGGAGGCGACCTAATGGAAGTCAGTCAAGCCTTCGCGTGGGTAGATGCAACGATGAGAGCGGATAGCGCGCTTGTCGCGGCGGCGACGGGTGGAATATGGCAAGGGTTTGCCGACATCGGTGTAACGGCGCCTTACGCTCAGTATTCAGAGCAAGCGGGCACTGACACGATCACCATGAACGCGAAGCGGCTGTTTTCACGCCTACTCTTGCAGATCAAGGCTATCGGGCCTGCAAACAACTACGCCGCACTCGTCGTGATTGCGAACCGCATCGATGCGCTTTTCGGGCGCGTTGGGAGCATCACGCTTTCGCCCGGGGTGATGCTTTCGTGCTACCGGGAGCAGCCGCTTTCATATGAGGAATTAATCAACGGCGCTCAATGGTCACACCTTGGGGGCCTTTACCATATCGATTTACAAGGTTCTTAGGAGGCTGTTATGGCCGAGCGTAACACATTAAATCAGCGAGTACAAATCGGCGTTGAAACCACGATAGGCACCAATATCGCGGCGGGGAAACTGCTTGAATGCTTCAACTTCGTCATGGGCATCAAGCCGAAAGTCTCAACGTTCCGAGGCACCGGCAGGCGGTGGGCCTCCACTGCTGAGGAAAATCAGGAATGGACAGAAGTGCCGATAGACGGCAACCTGGACTATCAGGGCATGGTCTACCTCGTTTCAGGTCCGTGGGGAGGCGCAACGATCACCACACACACCGGCGGAACGCTCTCCAAGGACTGGGTATGGACGCCGCCCGTCAGTGGCGCAATCACGCCAAAGACGTACACGCTTGAGCAAGGCGATAGTGTCAGGGCGCAGAAGATCAACTATGGCCTGATTCACTCCTTCGGCTATCAAGGCACGCGCGCGGACTTCAAGTGCAATGGCGCCATGTTCGGGCAGCTCTTCCAGGACAGCATCACCATGACGGCCTCGCCGACGGCTATCGCGCTCTCCCCGGTTGTTGGGAAGCACGTCAATATCTATGTTGATCCAACCTCCGCCGCGCTTGGCACCACGCAATACACCCGCGCCTTTAGCATCGAGTACAAGTATGACAACGGCTTCGGGGCTTTCTGGAGCCTGAACCGCACCAGCACCAGCTTCACCGGACACGCGGATCTACCCCCAACCAACACAGTCAAGCTGATCCTGGAAGCTGATAGCCAGGGCATGGGCTTCCTCACGAGTTTGCAGGCGGGGTCCTTCCTGTACTTGCGAGTTGACGCGGTGGGGCCGATCATCGAGGGCGCTATCCCGTATGCCATGCAACACGATATGGCAATTAAGCTCACCAATGTTGACCCGTTCAGCGACAACGAAGGTGTGTACGCCATTGGCTACGAGGGGATGATTATGGAAGATACGGCGTGGGCAAGCGGGCAATCGCAGAAAATGACGATCACGAACCAGTTGACAGCTTTATAAGGAGCGACATGGGTATCACACTGACACAGATTGCCAGTAACACGGCGCGCGTGACCTTCGCTTACCTGCGTGAATCGGTCACACTGGAATACTTTCCTGGAAAAGTGACGGAGCGGGTGATAGCGCGGCTCATGAACTTTTCCAACATGAACGAAGAGAGCCTGCTGGCGGACCTCAGGGCCTTTAATGAGATGCTGGTGTCGCTCATTAAGTTCTGGGATGTGTATGAGGATGAGGCACAGACGCAGATGTTTCCACTGGACGCGGAGCGGCTTGCAGAATTGCCGTTCATGTTTCGCGTGCGGCTCGTGCAGGTCATCATCGGAGATATGCGCCCGGAAGCCGTAGCGCCTCAGACCCCGAACTAACGGAGTTGAGGCGCTACCTTGTGCTTTCGGCTATCGGCCTTCCTTCTGAAACCTATACCTGTCCTGACTGGTATCTGACTATCCAGGCGGCGAAATACCTGGAATGCAGGCCGTGGGAACTGCTAGAACAATCGATCTACTGGAAAGAAAAGGCACTCAAAGCAATGGAGGCGGAAGCAGGGGCAAACAAAGAACTGGGGAACAGGAAGCGATAAATGCCAATCACGGCAAGCCAACTCATAGCGAAGGTCGCGGTAGAGGGCGACACGGAAGCAAAAGCGAAGCTTCACGGCATCTCTGATACCGTGAAGCAAACCGGCGAGGGCTTCAAGGGCATGCTCTCCGGTGCGCTCAACTTTGCCGCTGGCATGGGTATTTTTAATATCGCCTCCCAGGCCGTGGGCTTCTTCAAGGACACGATAGCAGGCGCATTTCAAGAGTCCATGGACGCCGAGGCGGAGCTCGCCCAAACAAACAAGGTGCTCCAATCCACACACGATGCATCCGGTATGGCTGCCTCTGCCATAGTTGACCTCTCTAGCTCCCTCTCCCACCTCACCAAATTTACCGACGATGAAGTGCAAATCGGCGAAAATCTGCTGCTCACCTTCACCAACATCGGTAAGAACGTGTTTCCTGATGCAACCAAAGTCATGTTGGATATGAGTCAGGCCATGGGGCAGGATGTGAAGGAGAGCGCTATCCAACTCGGAAAGGCCCTCAACGATCCCCTTACCGGCATGACGGCATTGCAACGTATCGGCGTCACGTTCAACGACACACAAAAGCAACTCATCAAAACCTATATGGAGCATGGCCAACTGGCGAAGGCGCAGGCGGTCATTCTGCAAGAGTTGCAACGCGAATTTGGCGGGTCTGCTGTGGCGGCAGGGAAGACGGCGGCGGGCGGACTCAAAATCCTGATGCAGTATTTCGACGATTTCAAGCAGCAACTGGGAGATGCCATTCTGCCCAAACTGGCGGCCTTCGTCGGCTTCTTGCGTGACAATGTGATGCCCATTCTGGCGCGGTTTGGTGATTGGTTTGGCAAGGTAGCAATCCCCGCTATTCAGGGCTTTATGAGCCACATCGAGCCGGTAGTACAAGCTATCTGGAAATGGGCCTCCTCTGGCAAGGCGCTCTCAGACATCATGGGGGCAATCAGGCCAATCCTCGACTATCTCGGACCGCTCGTAAGTGGGTTGAAGGATGCGGCACTTGGCCTCTACAACGTAGTAGCTCCTCTTATCGGGCGGTTTGCGGATTGGCTGGTAAAGAGCGGTGCACTACGAGATATCATTGCGGGTGTCGTGGGGTGGGTTGGCTTTCTTATTCAGGGATGGACGGGCGTCCTCAATTTGGCATCAGGGATTATTACCTTCTTTAGCACATCAGGGTCAAATGCAAAAGGGCTATGGGACATCCTGGCAGGCATCGGCACTTTCTTAGCCCAAATCTTTGCGCCGGTGTGGGATCAGCTTGTACAAACGTTCAACACGCAAATCAAGCCCGCCTGGGATAATCTGGTGAAAGCCATGCAACCAGCATTGCCATTTTTTGCGCTCATCGGGGGAATCATTCTCGGAGTCATTGTGGTGGCTTTCGGCCTGCTCGTAGGTATCATCACCGGCGTCGTCAAGGCGATTGCAGGACTTATCTCAGGGCTGGCCGTTGTGTTCGGTGGGATCGTTGAGATTATATCAGGCGTGCTTCAGGTCATAGGCGGGATCATCGGCTTTTTTGTCGATCTATTCACGGGGCATTTCGATAAGCTCGGCGCCGATTTGGGGCATATTATGTCCGGGATAGGCACCATGTTCAAGGGCATATGGGACGTGATAGCAGGCATATTTCTGGCCGCCTGGGGCATAATTGCAGGGTTTGTATCTGGTCTCGTCCAGGGCATCATCGGCTTTTTCCAGATGCTGTGGAAGATGCTGGTCGGGCATTCGATTATTCCAGATATGATCAATGGGATCATCCAATGGTTCGCTTCTCTGCCAGGCAAAGTACTGTCCTTTATCGGAGGCCTTGTATCCGGGGCAATCACTTTCTTTACGAATCTGCGCACACAGATCATCAATCATGTGGTAGTCCTGGTCGCCTCGGTGATCGCCCGCTTCCTTGCTCTGCGTGAACAGGCCATTCAGTTCATCGTGACGATGGTGGCGAACCTGATCGCCAAATTTATGAGCTTACGAGAGCAGGCAATCCAATGGATCCAAAATCTCGTAAGTGGGATAAACAGCCTGCTCGGAGGATTACCGGCGAAAGCCTTTCAGTGGGGCATGTCCTTAATCCAGGGTTTCATCGATGGGATAAAACATATGGCAGGGGCAGTAGGTGATGCTGTTGGGGGAATCGCCAAGACAGTGGGGGCCTTCCTCGGTTTTCATTCCCCAACGGAGGAAGGGCCTGGGAAAGAATCTCATAAATGGGCACCGGCCTTCGTGGACATGTTCGCCGCCGGCCTGGAATCAGGTATCCCCAAAATCGAGAATATTATGGGGCGGCTCATGAAGCCTATCGGCGTCAACGCGAATGTGGCATATCAATTCCCATCCATGGTGCAACCAGCTTCCCCGACCGTCGTTGTACAAGCAGCGCCTATCTACCTTGATGGTCGCCTGCTGACTCGTGGACTGATGCCGTATCAGGTAGATGCTGTTCGCCTCGCTACGGGCAAGAGGATGTGAGGAAGAGATGAGCGGATTTAACAAGGGGCCACAGGACGGCGGGGGCGTGCCGATGTCCGCCATGGTAGTGCCAGGAAACGCAACCCCAATAGCACTTGCGGGCGGGCCGAAAACCACCGATAGCAATGGCAACGACTCCGCGCCGGTGGCCTCCTCACGCCAGGTTGCAACGGTCTACACAGCGGCAAGTGCGGCGTACACCGCATCGGGCAATAGTGGCGACATTACGGTCGGGTGGTACGACGAATTGGCTGTGGATGCCAATATCACAGTAGTCACCGGCACAAGCCCGACCTTGACGCTTGCTGTGGACAGGAAGGGGGCGGACGGCAGCTATTACCAAATCTATGCAAGCACGCAGATCACCGGAGTCACTCAGGTGAGCACAAGTATCGGGCCAGGGTGCTTAATCACGCACTCACTTGGGGCAACAGCCCGCTTGCGGTGGGTAATCGGCGGCACCTCACCATCCTTTACGATGTCTCATTCAATTCAAGGAAAATAAAGGAGCAAGATCATGGCAGGCGACGGACATCAATTGTTGGATATTCCCAATGCAGCACTAACCTACCTCTACAACGGGGGAGGTCCCCCGTTGGCAAATGGTACACCATCGGCGATGTCGATGGACCTGCCACGTTCGCTGCAAGGGAAGGGCAGCACAGCAACGGGCACGATCACCAGCACCACGGCGGGGGACACTTCGATCACTTTTTCGGCAGCTCCGAAATCGCTTGACGCGAATATGCAGATCAGGTTGCATGATAGTGGATTTGCCCACACGGAAGTCGTGTACGTGGCCTCATCCTATCTGCCCGACTCAACTGCAACGGTGATTCCACTTGCAAATCCGATCATCAATAACGCCCTGATCGGCGCGGACTGGGAAACGTTTCAGACAGAGGGGCCGAAAAGCAATGCCATTCGCCCGACCGGCGTCTTCCCTGCCTCCATGATTATGTTTGATCCGGCAAGTGGGAACTATTATCTTGCGGCTGGCCTCGACGGTGACGGTATCAGCGCCTTTCACGTCCTGGGGGTCGCCAACGGCCTCTACAACGGCACCAACATGGACAAGTGGCGTGGGAAGAACGGCATCGGCGAGGTATCAGATGGTGGAAGATCAACCACAGCGGTCGCGGCGTCTGTCTCCACTGATACCGTGATTAAGGCGACGGCGGGCCGCCTGGCAAAAGTCCTCGTGACCGCTACAGGCACCAACGCTATGCAGATTTTCGATAACGCGACTGCTGGGTCAGGCAAGATCATCGGAGCGTTGCCAGCAAGCCCGGCGGTGGGCGCGGTGTACGATTTCCAGATGCCAGCAGCCAATGGGGTAACCGTCCTCGGTAACGCGCTCAATCCTGGCGTCACGATCTCCTGGACATAGAGGTGACATGGCAAAGTATGCAGCACGTGCCCTTGGAGGCACCGTACTCTACAACGACACACAAGGCTCTATGGCGCTTGTGAACTACCAACCCGTCAATGTATGGGCTGGCTCCCTTGGCATTGATAGCGCGGTGGGACGGCGTTCTCAGGCGGCTTTTAACCTGCATACCAATCCCATTGTCCACTTTCAGCAAAATCAACAAGTGCTCATTTACGACAAAACCACGTACCTCGTCTTCTCTGGCTACATCCAAAGCCCGAAAGAGGTCAAGCCAGGCTTTCAGTCGTCGCTTGACCACTCGATCACGTGCGCCGATCAGCACTTCCTGGCCGACAAACGGCGCATCGCGGTCGCCTTTGCCAATCAGACACCAGCACAAATGGCATTGTGGATCCAGCAAAACATCCTGGCACAGGAGGGCGTGACCGTCGGGCAAATCTACGACCCGAATCCGGCGCTCTACTGCTCACTCACAACTCTCTGCAATACGTCGCTCTTTGTGTTAGCGGCATCAGGCACCATTCCATCGGTTGTATTCGCCTACTGCACGGCGGCTGAGGCACTGGACGCGCTTGTGCAGGCAGCGTCAAGCTCAGGGGTGCCCTACTACTGGCAAATCGATCAGTTCTTGAAGTTGTGGTTTGTGCCCTACACGATGATTACAGGCCCATCCATTGATGGTACACAGATAGACGATGGCACGCTTTCAGGGAGTCTCCCCACGGTCACGAGAGCGAACCCGGTCTACAGGAATACGCAGTACATCGTCGGCGGCGTGGCGCAAACGGCACTGCAAAACGAGACACGCATAGGCGACGGCAATACGCAAGCCTGGCCCATGAGCTACGCCCTCTCCTCGGCGCCCGCGATCACGGTCAATGGCAGTGCCAAAACAGTCGGGCTGAAAGGATCAACAGGGTCACAATTCTACTGGGCGCAAGGGGACGCCGTGATCACCCAGGATAGCAGCCAGGGCCGCCTCGCAACATCCGACACGCTCCAAATCACCTATGTCGGGCAATATCCAGTCGTGGTGAGTGCCAACAACGCGGCTCAGGTGGCTTACGAGCAAGGCATAGATGGCACCACCGGCATTATCGAGGAAGTCGAGCAGGATAACACGATCACGAGCCTGTCAGGCGGCTACATTGAGGCGTCCAACCTACTCACACGCTACGCTCAACAAGGGATACTTTTCCAGTTCTCGACGCTCCAATCGGGCTTTGCACAAGGGCAACTCATCACCGTGACCTATGCCCCGTTTGGCTTCTATAGCGCTCAGATGCTGATTGAGAGTGTGAGCGCATCCGATCAAGTGGATGGCTACAACATCTGGTATAGCGTGACTGCTGTCCAAGGGCCCTACGATCAATCCTGGGAGTCGTTTTTCAGTAAACTCTTGGCCACGCCGCAACCCATGAGCAATATCAATGTGGGGGTGAGTCAATCGGTCGCACTCTTGCAGAATTTCACGGCAAGTATCACGCCCACGGCAACGCTCAACGTCACGGTGTATGCCTGCCCGATTACGAATACCAGTCTCTTGTGTAACACAACCGTCATTGTGTGTTGAGGTGAATGAATGAGCGCGATCACGATCACCAATTCAGGCTTAAATCTCTTGCGAGACGGTGTGAGCGGTGCGAATACACCAAAAATCACCTATGTGGCGCTAGGGACATCGAGTACAGCACCGGCGGCGACCGATACGCAGCTCGGCGCGGAATCGTTTCGCAAGGCGGTCACCTCATATACCAATGGTGCGAGCACTGGTGAGGTATTGATAAACATGTATCTCGGCCCAGGCGACGATGTAGGCGATAGCATCGCGGAGGTGGGGTTTTTCGGGGGCAATGCGACCGGCACCGCGAATAGCGGCGTGCTGCTTGCACACGGTCTGTACAGCCATACGAAGCTCGGTACGGAGTCGATTCAATTTCAACTGGACCTGACCATATAGAGGAGAGCATAGATGACACTTACCGTATACGCCGATACCAGTGGCGCATGGACTAACAACGTCACGGCCCTGTCCGCCGCGAATATGAATGCAATCCGCAATTTCCTCATCGCGGCGGGGGCTATGTGGGATAGCAACGCCTCGTGGAATGGGAGCGGCGTGCTCACCTCGTCAGGGCAGACCGTCAACGGGGCGGCGACGCTGAACGGCATGCTGGCGCTCAAAGACCCAGGTACCGCCCAGACGCTCTCCAATGGCTCAACGATCACGCTCCCGGCGGGGCCATGGATCAAAGTAACG